GAACTGTTAGCAGAGTATGACGAATTAATAAAGACTACATAATTCATTTTGGTAAGCGGCTGCGGCATCTAGTTCGCAGTCGTAATAACCTAAAAATTTCTTCTTACCATTTCTTCTTATTTGAGCCATCCATTTTTTATTTTGCTTATGCCACGTTACGCCAACACGACTAGAGTAACCAACTTGCCTATCTTTTGATAAGTTTTCTCTTTGCGTTATTAACTGTAAATTGCTTATTCTATTATCTGTTTTATCAGTATTTATGTGGTCAACTACTTCTATAAAACCATTTGGTTTATGATTTAAAAACGTTATGGCCACTAACTTATGAACCTTGCATATTTTTTGAGTTCCTTTTAAGCATAAAGTAACTCTATAATATCCATTTGTATCAATCGACTTCTTTAAAATCTTTTCTCTATTTAGTTTCAAACTCTTTACATTACCTAAATTACTTACCTGATAAACTCCATTATAGTTAGGTATGTCTTTATAAATTTCTTTTTCCATAAATCAAATATACGAAATTTTATTTTAAAAATATTACAATTGCGATATTAATAAATATTATTTATACATGGAAAAGAATAGCATTTTAGAAAAAATTAAAAAGATTGTTTTTAGCGAAGCAGAGGTAGAGATACCAGTAGTTAAAAACACTTTCCTGGATGCGACTTTAGAAGATGGTACATTGATTAACATTGAACCTGCACTAGAAGTAGGAGCAGCAGTAGTTGTAATTGATGCAGATGGTAACCCAACAGTAGCGGAGGACGCAGAGCATACCCTAGCGGATGGTTCTAAGTTTGTAACAGTTGCGGGAGTTATTACTGAAATTTTACCAATGGAAGAAGTAGTAGTAGAGGAAGAAGTACCAATGGCAACAGAGCCAACGGAAACACAAGAACAAAGAGTTAAGAAAGTAGTTGAATCTATTGTAAAAGAATCACACTTCGCTAGTGAAGAAATGGTTAACACAGTAGCAAACGAACTTAAAGAACTATTTGCAGCAGATTTAACAAAAGCAAAGAACGAGATTAAAGACATCGTAATGAAGTCTTTTATTGAGTTTGGAGAAACACCAAAACAAGCACCTACGGAAAAGCCGAAAGGAGCAAAAAGAAAAAACATTTTTGAACCTAAATAAAAAATAAATTATGTCATTTACAGTATCAGGATTAGCAGCATATATCGAAAACCAAGATTTTCCATTAGTTGCGCAAATACAAGTTTCATCTAACACAGCAGCGTTAGCATCGAAACAAACAGGAATTAAAGGAAGTTCTAAACTTCACTTTTTAGCATCTACAATAGTTTTCCAAGATGGAGCGAACTGTACACGTTCAGCAAACATGGCAACTACTCTAACAGATAGAACTCTTACAGTAGGAGATATTGCTTTGTATGAGGATTTGTGTGCAAAAGATTTGATTGGTAAATATACTCAAATCTATATGCAAAAAGGAGCAGCGGGAGATAGCGTACTTCCTGCGGAAATTGATGCAGTTTATATGCAACAAAAAATGGAAGGGTTGAAAAAACAATTAGAGATTTCTGATTGGCAGTCCGTAGTTGGGAGTGGAACAAATAACTTATCTTACTATGATGGATGGATAGAGATTATTGACGCAGGTTCGCCAGTAACTGGTAATACAGGTTCTGTAACTTCTGTAACTTCTGCAAATATTATCGCAGTACTTCAAGCAATGTTCTTAGCTATTCCTCAAAACATTAGAGGTAGAGAAGATTTGTCTGTATTTATGCCAAGAGAGTATTATGATTTGTACGTAGTTGCTTTGATTAACGCTAACTTATTTCACTTTGTTGGAGAGGATGGAGTTTCTAAATTACATGGAACTAACATTGCAGTAAGACCAACAGACGGTTTGAATGGTACAGATAGAATGTTCTTAACTTGGAATGAGAACTTAGTTATCGGAATGGATGGAGATGCAGACGAGGACAACATGACAGTTAGACTTGATCCTGTAACTGAGAAAAACATCTTCTTTGATGTTAATTTCAAAAGAGGTACACAAGTTTACTTTACTGAGGAAGTAGTAGAATTTACTTTGGCTTAATAATTAAATAAATAATAACTTAAAAGGGTGGTGGTATTTGCTACTGCCCTTTTTTATAAAATACAAAAAATGAGTTTAATAACAAATTATTGGGATATTTTCAGAAGCGACAAATTAAAAGAAAAGTTTGAAGAAGTTGATAATACCATTTATGTTGAAGAAGTAGAGTTAACTGCTGCTAATATTATTGCTATGAACGCTACACCTGTTACAGTTGTTGCAGCAAAAGGAGCGGGAAAGGTAATTGAGTTTGTTAGTGCAACTGCAATCTTTGATTATGGTACTGTTCAATTTACAGGAGGTGGGAATTTTTACTTTGAAACAGAAGATGGATATACTGTTTCACAGAATACAGGAGCAAGTGCTTTGACTGGTGCAGCAGATAGCATTTCGTTTATTTACGGAACAAATGTAACCGCAGATTTAGACAACCAAGCATTAAAAATAACTAATGCAACTGCTGCTTTTGCAGATGGAGATGGAGTATTAAGATTGAAAGTTGCTTATAGAGTTCATTCAACAGGATTATAAAATTTAAAAAATAAAAAATTATGGCGTGTTTACTAACAACAGGGTTTGCATTAGATTGCAACGATAACGAAGGAGGTATTGAGGAAATACTTTTAGGTAACTTTGCGGATGTTTCTGCATTTACTGAATCAGCAGGAGAGATAACAGCAATCACACAAGTTGCTTTATCTAACTTTTACAGATACGAATTAGAGCAAGAGGATAGCGACTTTGTTACTACTGAAAACAGAAGCGCAGAGAATGGAACTTTATTCTATGAAACTGTATTAAATTTCACTATTGACAAACTAAGCAAAGAGAAAAGCGAAGAGTTAAGAATTATGGCACAGGCTAGAAAGTTGCTAGTTATCGCTAAATTGTCTGACGGTCAATATGTAGCAATGGGATTTGATAGAGGAGCAATGAAGCAAGGAGGAACTAACCAAGCGGCAAGTGGTAAAGCGTATGGAGATAAACAAGGATATACAGTAGGTATTACTTGCAAAGAATCTCACTACCCTTACTTTGTAGATAGCACAGTAGTTGCAGGTTTGGATATTGCTTAATAACATCCTATTAGAATAGTATCTAATAGAAAGCCTACTTAGTTAATTCTAGGTAGGCTTTATTGTTTAGTAACAAATGTAATTTATTTTTATATTATTAAGTTATGGAGTTTAAGAAAGAATTAATTAACCACAAATGGAGTACTGAGCATTTTAGAGGTATTCTAATTTGTGAAGAAAACAAAGAACTTTTAATTAAGTTAGGGGCAGACGTATTCGAGAAACCAAAAGTAAAAAAGTTTAAAGGAATTAAAGAAGATGACAATAGCAATACAGAAGAATCAATATAACGAGTTTTCTATAAGTAATGCTTTGGATAATTCTATTTTCGCAACTAGGACTTATTTATTCAAGTTTATTGGTGGGAGTACTAAGGTAGAACAAACTTTAGTTTTATCTCCTACCATAAACGGTAATAGGTTCAACTTTGCTTTAACTGAGGGAACGGATATTACATTTAATGAATTAGGTTTTTACGAGTGGGAACTATACGAAGTTAACGGAAGTAATAACTTGCTTTGTAATGGCTTCTTAAAAGTATTTGAAACAGTAACGGCACCAATTACACCAACCGCTTTAAATGGCAAAACATACATAGTTTATAATGGATAAGGAAAAAGTAAAATATAGTTTTAGTTTCATCTCTTTTGATGCACATAAACCGCCAGTAATATTTGAACAAAAAAATAAAGATTATATAATATTTGGAAATGATGCTGACTATTTTAACAACTATCCGAGATACTTGCTGGATAATTATAACAGGTCTAGTATTCATAATTCTATTTGCAACGGGAAGATTAATTATATCGTTGGAAGTGGATTAGAGGTTAAGTATTTTACAGATCCACAAAGTTTAGCAATGGCTAAAGGAACTATTAAAAGCGTTAACGACTACGAAGATGCTGACGACCTTAATAGAAAATTGGCGACTGACTTAGTTATCTTTGGCGGTTTTTATGCTGAATTTGTAGAAACTAAAGGCGGAGGAATACAGGCGTTTCATTTGTCATTTGATTACATTAGGCGTTCTAAAGAAGATGAGAATGTATGGTTTTATACTAAGGATTGGACTTGTAGACGACCAGAGCAAAATGAAGATTTTAAAGTATTTCACACTTTTGAGGGTAAATTCGAGCAAGGTAAAAATTACTTAGTAGATTACTCACTTTATAGAGCGGGTAATGAGCCTTATGCATTGCCTGACTATTTGGCTGCTAATGGTTATATTGAGTTAGATTGGAGAATAGGGAACTTCCTTTTACAAAATGTAAAGAATGGGTTTAGCGCAGGGTTTATGATTAACTTCTATAATGGCCATCCAGAGGAAGAGCAAAAGAGAGATATTGAAAGACAGATTAAAAAGAAGTTTGGAGGAGATGATAACGGAGGTAGTTTTGTATTGAACTTTAACGACCCCGAAAGCAAACAAGCGGAGATAATTCCTATACCTACTAACGGTCACGATGATAGATTTAACACTTTAAAAGAAGCGGTTAGAGATAATCTTTTTACTTCTCACAACATAACTAACCCTATGTTGTTTGGAGTTCGTGAAGCGGGTTCTTTAGGTGGTAGAAATGAACTTGTTGAAGCATTTGAATTAATGCAAAATACTTGGACTAACAACCGTCAAAGATTATTAGAGAAGTTTTGGAATGATTTATTAGATTATAAAAAGGTAGGTGCTAAATTAGAAATTATTGAAGTACCACCAATTAAAGAACAGTTAACAATACAAGAGTTAATGCCTGTTTTAACACAGGATGAAATTAGAGAGTTAGGAGGTTTTAAACCTTTAACTAATCCTAATGTTACTTTAACAAAGTTTCAAGATGACAAAGACAATATAATCTTACAACATTTTGAAAGTTGCGGTTTTGAGGAGGAAGAACTAGAAGAGGTTTATAGTAAGTTTATTTGCGCTCATACCATTGAGGAAGCAATGCAATTTGACGCAGTTACAACTTTTGAAAATAGCGTATTAAGTATATTAAACGACAATCCACAACTACCACCAGCGGAAATAGCAAAAGCATTAAATAGCACACCTCAACAAGTAATGGATGCTATTAAAAATCTACAAGTTAACGGATATGTTAACGTAATAGAGGGACAGGTAGAAGTAACTGAAAGCGGAGCGAGTAACGCTAAAGATGACGAGGTATTTATAGTTTACAAATATGAGTTAAGAAATGACGCACCTAGTTTAGTTAAAGGTGGAGAAAGCAGACCATTTTGTAAGATAATGATGGGAATGAATAAGAGTTACACAATAGAAGATATTAAAAGACTTCGCAACGGTCAAGGCTTGGATGTGTTTACTTCTAGAGGTGGATGGTACAGAAAGCCAAATACTGATGTTAGCGTACCTTACTGCCGCCATGCTTGGAAACAAAGATTAGTAAAATTAAAAAAGAAGTAGAATAATGGCAAACGTATTATTTATAAGTGAGAGTTACTTAAAATCTTCTACTAACATAGATGAGAATGTAGATGTAAAGGAGATAGTACCCGCTATTGTAGATGCTCAAGAGATGCACTTACTAACTGTTTTAGGTTCTGCTTTATATGATGACTTGAAAACTAAGATAGCAGCAGGAACTACCAACGCAGACGAAGATACTTTATTAAGTGATTACATAGCACCTATGCTAGTTAAGTTTGTACAAATGGAGTTATCTAGTGACTTACTTTTTAAATATAGAGATAAGGGAGTAATGACTAAATCTAGTGAGAACTCGCAACCTGTTGACTATACGCAAATGAGGTTTTTAATGGATAGATGGGATAATAAAGCACAATTCTACAAAAAGCGTTTGATTGATTATTTATGCGGTAATAAGACCTTATTTCCTACTTACTTGCAAAGTCCTAATAGTTGGGATGTTATTCCTGATACAGACGCATTTACTAACCCTTTTTATTTAGGTACACAAACATGGGAAGAGAAAAAAGCAAAACTCAAACTAAGAGGAAGTTTGTAAACATAGACAAGAAATTAACACAATACTTTAATGTTAAGTTACGAGAAAATAATACTGGAAAGCCAGACGTTCGCAAATAACCACCAACAAATTAATAGTTTTGGTAATGGCGATTTATGGGAAACGGTGCAAAGAGATAAGTTACAAGCCTATAACTATCCGTTACTTTGGATGCAAGACAACGGAAGTACTATACAAGATAAAGCAATATTCTTTAACTTTAATGTGTTGGCAATAGATCAAGTATTAAACGGAGAAGAAAACGAGAACTTTGTTAAGTCTAGTATGCATCAAATACTACTTGACTATATGGCTTACTTTAAGCAGACAGTTCTATACGATGTAAACGGAGATAGGATTAAATTTGATTTACAGTTAACCGCAAATTTAACAAGTTTCACGGAACGCTTTAATGATGAATTAACAGGGTGGGTAATGAGCGTATCTTTTAAAACACCTTTCACTTATAACAAATGTAATATACCAGAAATATCAAATTAAATAATGAGTACTTCAAGCACTATAACTACCTTATGGACTAAGGTTAGTATTTATATAACACAGATAGCAGCGGTAATGCTTTCTTTTATTAGTCCAATTGCAGGGGTTTTAATGGCGGTAGGTGCTTTTATATTCTTAGATACTATTATAGGTATATGGAAAGCAAAGAAGATTAAGCAAAAGGTAACTTCTAGGAGGTTATCTAGTATAGTTAATAAAATGCTAGTGTATCAATGTACAGTTATTACGTTCTTTATTTTAGGACATTTTATAGTTAATGACATTGTTAAAGAATTAATTAACATTGATTACGCTATGACTAAGTTAGTAGCGGTTATCTTAATATCTATTGAGTTCTTTAGTATAGACGAATCATTTAAAGCAGCAACTGGAAAAGGTCTTTTAGATAGGTTTAATGATTTGATAACTAAGTACAAAGTAAATAAAAAGATGCTTAGAAAGGATGACTAAAGAAATTTAGTTTATATTTGTTAAACTAAAATAAATTAAATGGCTAACAAAAGAGTTTATGTAAATGATAAAGATGCAATGTATCTTTTCGGAAAGGTTAACGAAAATAAAAAGTACAGACTAAATAAAGAGCAGTTACAAAAGTTAAACCAATACAAAGAAAGTAAGAACATTGAAAGTCTAGGTTTACAAAATCACTCAGGACAAGCAGCGAATAGCCCTTACTATTGGGATAAATCAGATCCTAAATATTCATTCTTTGTAAAGAATCCTTTATACGTTGAAGCAACTATTGATGACTTTAGAGAACAGTTAGTAAAATCTTTAAAAGAACATTCACCTAAATACCCTAATATTAAAAGACAAGTTGAAAGTGATGGTCATTTATTAGTAATAGACCCCGCAGACATACACATAGGAAAACTTGCAAGGGCTTTTGAAACTGGGGAAGAGTATAACAGTCAAATAGCGGTTAAACGTGTCTTAGATGGCGTAAAAGGAATTATCCAAAAGTCTAACGGTTTCAACATAGATAAAATATTATTTGTAGGTGGTAACGATATACTTCATATAGATACGCCACAAAGAAGAACAACAAGCGGAACTCCACAAGATACAGACGGTATGTGGTACGATAATTTCTTAATCGCTAAAAAACTTTATGTTGACGTTTTAGAAATGCTTTTAACTGTGGCAGACGTTCACTTTGTATTTAACCCAAGTAACCACGATTACACAAACGGTTTCTTTTTGGCTGATTGCATAAGCACACATTTTAGAAACTGCAATAATATTACTTTTGATTGTAGCATAGCACATAGAAAGTATTACGCTTATGGTAAAAACTTAATAGGCACTACACATGGAGATGGAGCAAAGCAACAAGATTTAGGAAGTTTAATGAGTATCGAAGCAAAAGATTTATGGGCTTATGCTGAGCATAGATATTATTACACGCACCACGTACACCACAAAACAGCAAAAGACTTTATTAACGTAACAGTTGAAAGTTTAAGAAGCCCTAGCGGTTCGGACAGTTGGCATGATAGAAACGGTTACAAGGGCGCACCTAAAGCAGTAGAGGGCTTTATTCATCATAAAGATTACGGACAAGTAGCAAGATTAACGCATATTTTTTAATACTATGACAACAAGAGATTTAGAAAGGCTAAAAGGAATTAACCCGATATTAATAGATATTTGTATCGAAGCATCAAAGACAAGTCCAATACCTTTTGGTATTCCCAGAGATGGAGGTTTAAGAACTGCCGAACGTCAAAACTACCTTTACAAAAAGCATCGTTCTAAATGCGATGGTTACGTTAAGAAGTCATATCATCAAAGTGGTAATGCTTTCGATATTTATGCAATTAAAGACGGTGTTCCAAGTTGGGATAAACAATTATTAACTCAATTATCTAATCATATTTTAAGAGTTGCTGAACAAATGAATGTAAAATTAACTTGGGGTGGTAATTTTAAGAGTTTCAAAGATATGCCACATTTTCAAATATGATACAATTTTGTATCTTTACGCTAACTAAACAGTTAAATGTAACGATTGAGTAACTATGAAACCACTAATTATAATACTAGCATTATTCGCTATTTCTTGTAGTCCATCTAAGCGGATCAATAGAATAGTTAAAAAGCATCCAGAACTACTTGTTAAAGATACTATAAAGGTAATTGATACTGTTGTAATAGAATCTGTACATTACGACACTACTACTAAATTTTTAGAACATAAGACAGTAGAGGTAATAAACAACGAAAGAGTTAATCTTAAATACAGATACGATACTATTACAAACGAAATACATCATTACGTTGAATGTAAAGGAGATACTATTATAAGAGAGATACAAGTACCATACGAGAAGATACAACCTGTTACAGTCAAAAAGAATAATTGGATAACGTGGTTAATGTTGTTATTGATATTACTAGTTGTTTCTACTAAATTGAAGCATTAAAACGCTTCATAACTGATTAGAGATTGCATTTAAACGCAACATCTAATTGCGTTATTTAAAAACCAACCCACCTTTTAACGCTGTTATGCAACTTTTGCGCAGCGAGTCTTAACAAAATGAGATAACCTTTTGGGTATTATATTCTCAGGTGGGCTGATTTGTTTCGACAAAACTACAATAAACTTTTCAAATACACATTACCACTTATCATTGATAATTGCCGTTCGTACGAATAGCAGAAAAATAAATCAT